AGCTTGCGATAGTGTATTTTCTGTGGTTAGTGCCATGCCAAAAACGGCACCATTTTTAAAGAAGTTTTGCTGAAACTCGTGCATGTTCCATAGTGTATCTATACTTTGACGTGCAGCCGACAACCTGCTCTGCCCGCGGTAGATACTCTCCGAATTTACATCACGAAAGTAAAAGACCTCATTCTCACGAAAGACTATTTCACCATTATACTTGTAACCACTAATAAACGTTTTGCTATCAGTTAATATCTCTACATTTTCTGCTGGTAGGTGGTACATAAACGTACCATCAAAATGCACAAAGGCATTGCCGTCCAACAAGAAATCTGTGAACAGGCTACGGCGAAACTCCTGTGCCGATTGATAGGGATTTGGTCTAAAGTTAAGTAGTGTGTTTAGTGTCTTTTGACGCAGGCCAGCTACCACACCCTCATGCTGCTTGTCTTTTATATCATAGTCAAGGCTAGCGCAAGCGGCAACTACCTTGTTAACACTAGTGTTTACACAGTCTATATCACGAAAGTAGAATCTATAGCTAACTGGCTGTGTACTGCCTACGCTACTACCTTCCGATTCACTAATGCGCTGTTGAGCGGGATTTAGTTTTTCAACTACCCACTCACGTAATCTTTCCATTCTGCTCATACCCACTCCTAGGTAAACTGGCTAAAGAATCCACCGCGCTTCTCTACCACGCCACCACTAGCTTTAGTACGTTGCGTTTCAATCCAAGTTCGCTGTTTAGGTACACTGCTGACTGTGGGTATTTTACCATAAACACTATGCAGCATTACATGATGGCGATTACAGAGTGTGTAAACCAGTTCATATAACTCGTGATAGTGCTCACTAATAAAATCATCACGAACAGCTAAGATTCCCACATCACTGCTAATATCATAACCATGCTGATCTGCCCAGCTATACAGTAGGTTAGTTATACTGTGTAAATGATGCAGCTCTAGGTCATTGGTACTACCGCAGATGTAGCAACTAGATTGTTTTTGGTAGGCAGCCTTGGCTTTGTCCCTAACCCATTTAACAGCAATACGATTGTTTGTATTTTTTGCCATGTTAATTGTGTAATTATATCCCAAAGGGTAGCACCAATGCAACCCTAAATTTTACCAGCTATACTATATAACTGTAAAGTGCGTATCTAACGGCATCAGCCATGTGACTATAACGATTGTGCTTGGGCCGCTCACGTGCCAGCCCCTCGCGATCGTCCCACTGATATTGATCTAGCATGGCTAACACATGTACACAATCACGGTGTACCCTAAACCTACCCTGTTGCACTAGTGTTTGCACGTATGCAATGCCTGGTAAGACGTCTTTTTTCGCTCGTGTAGTAGCAATATCGTAGTTATAGGCTAGGTCAGCGGCAAATTGTGCAGCTGCACTATCAATAAATATGCTTTCTATGCCATATTGGTCAATAAAACCACGAAAATGCTCTGCATGCTCACGTGTAGTACGTTCCGACTCCAAGTAATCTTGTACAGCATAGAAACAATCGGTATTATAATCATAGGTAATAGTTACCCAAGCTGTTTCATCTTTATAGCCAGGGTCTAGGCCTGCAATTGTTTCGCCGCGTAGGTCTGGCAGTTGGTCTAGGATATACTCAGGCTTAAATCCCTCGTAAATTTGACCCAAGTAGCTAGTAAAACTAGCCATATATTCCTGCTCAAACTCTGCCTTACTCATCGATCTACGTGCTTCCTCCACATCCGACTGTGCCATGCGGCTATTCTCCGAATAATCTGCTTGTAGGCTTACCCACTCTGGAAAGTTATGGTCAAATCCACGGTTCCAAAACTGGCTAAACCAGTTGTTTTTACCACGTGGTGTACTAATAAATATGGCTTTTGCAGATGGTTTGTCTAGTGTAGGACGCAGTGCTATGTTAAATGCCTGCTCACCATGCTCACTGAGGGCTGCCTCGTCGAAAATTATTAGGTCATAGCTGCGACCTACAGTGCTATCTACTGTGCCAATAGATCCCATACGTATAGTTGAACCATTTGAGAGCTCAATAATCTTATCCTTGAGGTTATCACGGGTTACTTCCAGGTCAAAGTGCTTGATCAGCCTACGCTGTAGCTCAAAACTGATAGCACTAAGGTTATAGTTAGGGCTAATAATAAGCACATTGCAGTTGGGTACTAGTGTAACCAATTGACCGATAACATTGGCTATATATGTTTTGCCCAATCGTCTGGCAAGTGCAGCACATATAAACCTGTATTTGGGGTCATTGACTGCGTTGATTAGTGCTATCTGTGGGCGATTGATGGTATCGTAGAGGTTTAAGAGTCGTAGGTAGTTGTCGATGGGCAGTTTGATAAAACGCCGGCTAGGATCAAACTCTACTATATGCTCCGTTTCTACGTCAGGTCTGCTTACTACGAGCATGGGCTAGTTCCGCTAGTGCTATTGTTATTAATATGCTAAGGCCAATGGCGCTTAGGGTAAACCATAGTGGGCTCATATTCCATCTCCACTTACCAGCTTGTGTATAAGCTGACTATACTTGCTGCCATCATCGTTGATCTGCACATTTACCTGCTTTTGTGGACCTGGTGTGCCTTGACGCAGCTTTTCTAGCTGCAGTTGCTTGTCGAGTAGGTCCATTGACATCTTATGCGACATTTGTAAGAGGTCTGCAATATCCTTACTCGACCCAACACCATCAATATACTGCTTAACCTCACGGCGACCTAAGATTTGTGAGACCTGATCTGGTTTAAGGTCGAGCTCGTGGGCAACCTGTTTAACATCATTAAGCTGAAGATAGCAGTTGGCTACTTCCAGTGCTTCTGGTGAGATTTGTAGGGTTTCGGCTGGTAGGTGTGTAGTCATGGTTGCTCCAATTTTTATGATTGTAACATGTTTGAGGTTTAGGGTCAAGTGTAGATTTTGGCACCTTAGCCTTTTTGAAAAAATTTTAATGATAGGCCGTGAGCGGGGGCCCCGCTGCTATAATTTACATAACGTCTAATAACCGCCCCTAGTATACTACAGACCTAGCAGTTAGTCAACGACCGCCTGTCGGCTGACAAACGGCACTTGCTAGTTGCTGGGATTGGCGTATAATGAAGATTCTTTCAACGCAACAGGAGTAGCTAAAATGGCAACAGCCAAAGCCCCTAACTATAGCCCTGAGCAAACTGCTCAGATTGTGGCCGACTATCAGGCCGGTGTTAGCGTCGAGCAAATTGCCGAGAAAGTTGGCAAGACTGTTCGCTCAATTGTAGCGAAGCTCAGCCGTGAAAAAGTTTATATCGCTAAAGAATATAAAACTAAGAGCGGCGAAAGCCCCATCAAAAAAGACGTACACGCTGATTTTATCGGCGCAGCTCTCAAGCTCTCCGAGAACGATATAGAATCGTTAACGAAGGCTAACAAGAGCGCACTGCGTGCGATCAGCGATTTTATCAGGCAATCTGCCGACTAACAAGGGGTAGGGGCGCAAGCCCCTATTTATAACGATATGAATATTAAAAACATTATCACTACCATGCTCTGGGCCTTTGTTGCAGGCATGATGATTTTTTTAAGTAACACTGCCTTTGCTTGCGGCAAGGATGATTCTAAAGATGAGAACGCTCCACGTGCCCGCTGTGCTCCCGCTCCAATTATTGTAACACCAGCTCCACCACCGAAAAAAGAAGCCGAGAAAAAATAAGTTCCACGTGGAACCATAAAAAATATAGCGCTATATTTTCTATAGCGCAGGCGCCAAATTATAGCATATAATTTGGCGGCGTGTCAAGCCCCAGGACTGCCGTTCGTCGGATGCTATAGACCACTGGTCGGCTGATGTATGGCAGGCTAGACTAGGACAGGCGGTAGGCAAATCTTGCACCTAAGGCAAAAAGCGTGTATAATGCAAAGCATAGTAACCAACAAGGAACGGCAGTTATGAAAAGGATAGCAATCTATGACATGGATGGCACAATCGTTTGCAGTATGCACAGGTATCGTACCATTGTTGATAACGGTATTGAGCGCATTGACCTCGACTACTGGCGTGCTAACGAGTATCGGGCACTTGAGGATAGTTTGTTACCACTTGCAGAACAATATAAAAACGATCTCGATGACCCAAGTTGTATTGTTGTTATTGCTACTGCCCGCATTTTGCGTAATGCTGATCGTGCATTTATTTATAGCAAACTAGGTACACCTGACCATATTGTTAGCCGTAATGAAAACGATAACCGTTCTGGTGCTACTCTCAAGATCGAGGGGTTAAAACGGATTTTCAAATTGTATAGCAATTTAGGTTATACTTTTAATGACGCTGTATTTTATGAGGATAATGTAGCATATCTTAAAGCGGTTTGTGATTACTTTAACATTAGGGGCG